TACGTGTTGTAGGTGGAAACTTTTCGAACCAATACTTGACAGATCGTTTAAAATAGTCACCGTTCGTCATGCGTCTATAACACGCGGCACAATATAGTTTTTCTGTATCAGCAACACCGTTCGTTGTAATACCCAACACGCCATTGATCGGCACATCATCGTAGCATATGATACAACTAAACGTGTATGTAGCGCAAAACTCTTGTAGCATTTTATCTATGTTGTTGTGTATCCTGCATGTTACTAGCATGGCTGCGGGTAATAGGTCATGCGCTAGTATAAAACGGCAACTCGACACCTATAGCCATCAGTTTTGTTGCACGCTTACTTAAAGTAACCTGTGGCCATGGATAAAGTTCATCAGATCCAGCCATTTTTTGCCTACTCTAAAAGATATAGAAGTGAATTGAACAAAGAAAAAAAGTTAAACATACGCAAAGAATGGATGGCTTCGTTACCCAACATTGAAGGCCCGCCCAGTCCTACTACAGAGACGTGTCCCTTTTGTTTCAAAGCCGACGTAATAGATTGCAATAAACAAGTTTATTGTTCAGAGTGTTTGTTTCCTTGCCAGGAAAACATTTGCGTATTTGTTCCCCTCAGCGTGTGTTACCTTGAACACAAACAAGTTGACGACAATACAGAAGCCGTATGGAGACAACGACTAAAAATGGCTTGGTGGATGAATGCCGAACACAAGGATCGATACACGATTGTGTTACAAAAATGTCCTCAATGCGATACAAGATGTGAAAATTATCGCCAATCGTACTCTAGTTACAGCGACGAGCTGTTTTGTAATCATTGTTTGTTCCCTTTATTTTAATTTTTTTTTGTTAATTAGTTTTTATCACTGCTGCCTACTTGTGTACTAGTCCTAGTTTAAGCTTTACAAATAAAATGTATCAAATTATACGGTTATTTAATTTTTAAGGTGCTCCCTGTTTTCAAACCCATAATGATACATATAATATTTGTAACCGTCACGCAATCAGTTCCCAGCATTAGGTACGAGAAAATGTCAAAACGACGCTCTGTAATAATTAGAAAACCAAAGAAATTTGATTCATTACCGCCATTAATAAAGAAAATTATATTTTAACTCATCACTAGTTTCAATCAAATCACTCACAATGACGGACGTGGTAAAAGATTTCAACGAGTTGTACGACGACATACAGCATCAATACGATCTGGCGTTCTACTTGAACTGTGTAGATAAAAACAACAACACGTGCACTCTCAAATATTTACGTGATCGTAAATCGTATTTTTGTTGCGCCGTCGACAATACAGGAAGATGCGTGCTGCACAAAAGTTTAATAGTCATCATAGGCACGCGACTCGATGGCATGTTTAGAGCCGGCGACAAATCAATGTCGGACGACATCAAGGGAACGTTCATTATAGACGGACGTCATCTCACATTTCCCAATGTCATGATGAACAACAATATATTGGTTCATAATTTTTACGACAAGCAATATTCTAAAAGTTGCAAACGAATGTTTCTGTACGGCAACATGGACGAAGAGAAAAAGATCAACCGGGCCATACAATTGGTGTACGACAAGAATGCAGATGTTCTGTTTGCGCGAGACGTGTACGCCAAAGACTATATTGTAAATGAAAACTTGAACGAAACGCTCGAGACGTACTTGAAGAGCAGCGGTAAATGGGAACCTTTAAATTTTATGTTCGATTTTAGAAAGGATCAAGTCACCGAATTGTTTGACCAGATTAAATGCATCATGCGAGCCGACATTGATTACTCGATCGACAGTTTGGCCAACAAAATAATGTACAAACACTCGTATTTGGTATTGCTGGTCTACAGGCCCGTCTTGAAAATGTATGAGAGCGTGTTGGCAAGCACTGCGTCGGATAATGAAGTTGTGCCGGCGCGCAGACGCAAAACCCAAACTGTACTGTTTCCTAAAGAGTGTAAAAAAATTGTAGACACCATAGTTAACGGCAAGCTGATACATAGTGTTTCTAAAACGTTCAGCAAACAAAAGAAGAATTTTATGAACTATCAAGACAACTCGAGCAACAACAACATTGAAGTAAATCCGCCTGCCATGAAGTATCGCATCGGCAACGAAGTCGTTCGCATCACAAACGACAACATGCGTCAAGACATGTTGATGCAAAAGAAAGATTTCATGAAGTATGTGGACAGCTTTTTTCATGGCGAAATGACTGTTGCAGGCAAGAAATTTTTCTTGTGTCGCGACGTACGACTGCCGACTATGAACTATCAATTGGTCGCGGACAAATTTATTCTTCTCGAGGCAAAGGGTCTGATTATGAAAAACTTTGATCGCACAGAAGAACACATCTTGCAATTATCATTCAACAACAGGCCCACTGTGTACTCGTGTCGTTATAAAGACTTGACGAGAATTTTTTACGAGTTGAAACACGATCAGTGCCCGATAGAATTAAAACTAACCGATACAACGCTGTACGTCAACCATCATGAAGGAATGATTTGTTTGAAAAAAATAGTACAAGTTGATCAAGATGTCAAAATTATTACACTATTGACGCCGTTCGAGTACCATCACAATAATAGCGTGTTGAAGCAGATAAAGAATGTTGAAATTATCGAAAACGATGATGTGTCGTGTCTCATGTCCAAGATGGTACAATATTATTACAAGACGTATCTACATATATTTGCTACGACACCGACACCAAAATTAATTGTGTCGTTGACAAACTTGAAGAATGCTATGCCGGTCATATCATACGACGAACACCAACACGACATGATGATCGACAACTTGCCTATAGGTAATGTGATAGTGGTCGATCCCAAGATTCGAGTCAACAACAAAATGTTTAGACTGTGGACGTTGATACGCGACTTTCGACTCAAGACGGCCGAGGATCCCTATATACCCGACATCAAATTGCCCATGAGACTATTCAACAACAAAGTGAACAAACTAAAGGGTAAAATATTAAGCGCCAAGAATGAAACGATAAAAATTAAGTTTGAACAAACGACACACAACAATTGCATAGATGTTGACGCGGGGAATCGGCTCATGATGGTGGGCAGCGTCGTTTCGTCTGTCAAAATCGGTTGGGTGTACGACGGAAAACGTTACAAGATAGAGCCGTGCAAGAACAAGACGTATCATGTCAGTAAAATTTACGTGTATTTTAGACAAGTTAAAGATCAAATCGTAGAACGTATCGATAGTAACATGACGATACACAATGACACCGTCTATCTCAAATCGATACTCGTCACGTCGACGAGTGACATGGAAGGTATCAAAATTTGCGGTATACACGGACAAAAGGGTGTCTTGAACGGCAGCGAAGACCTCACGCAATGGATGGCCGAGGACGGAACAAGCGCACAAATTTGTCTCTCACCCATTTCATACTTGTCACGGCAAACAAACTTTGAGAAAATTGAAAAGAAATATGTTGTCAAAGGTGGTGATTTCAACGACACGAGCGCCACACGTTACGTGATGTACAATATACCGTACATGTTCTTTAGCAATACACCCGATAACATTTTCAAAGAATTCATCAAAACTAACAACACGGGCCATGAGAAGATTGAAGGCACTCGTCTCGACCGATGGAGCGTTAATCAATCGTTCGCCGGCAACCGGTGGACAGAGAGTTTGCAATGCATCAGAGGCGGTAACAATTTACCAGACAACAGCGGCGAATATCAAGTCGTGAAAAGTCTAATACATTGCAACAACACTATCATAGCTTAAGTCTAAATCGTTTATTAACGTATATATCACGATAGCATGCGATGCACAATATGATATCGTGTTTACGTACGGCTCGGTATCTGTTAAAAAATCGTTCAACAAACGGGCTTGTATATTTTTTGTACATGTAAACAGTTTCATTGCACACAATGCAGACATTGTAAACGTTGTTACTGCTATACATTATGCATGGACGCTTACTCATATACGCTGGTCGCGAAATATATATAACATGCGTCTTTATGGCGTAGTTAATATAGCCGCGACGCCTGATCATGAAGTCGTGTAGAAGAAGACTAGTATTCGATGAGGCAATACTGTGCAATGACGAAGAATTACCAGCCTACAAATTCTATACAGACAGTCTCGTCAAATATGATGAACACTACTCCTATTTTGTACGTCTCGACGTCAAAGTCGTCATTACGGCACAATTCGATGAAATACGACTCGTGAACACGTTCTACACGACACCTGACATCAAGTTTGTGGA